CGTGGAATCTGACCGCTGGGACAGGCGGATTCACGCTCACCGGCAATACTGTTGCACTCACGCTACTAGGTGCGTATGAAGTTGCTTTAATCGTTGGCAGTTTTACGTTGACGGGCAGCGCCGCAACGCTCCGCGAGACAGAAAAAACAGAGGCTTTAGCCGGAGCATTTGCACTTACTGGTAACGAAGCCGGTCTCCTCAACAGTCGATCTTTATCAACAGAAGCTGGTAATTTTGCAGTCACAGGCAACGATACGGGCCTGCTAAAAGCCAGTTCCCTAAACGCTGACCTCAGCAGCAGTGTCCTCACTGGTCAGGCAACAACGCTGCGAGTTGACCGCAATCTAGCCGCCATTTCTGGTGCGTTCAACGTCATCGGCAGTGATGCTTCATTTATAGCGGACAGCATCCTGAGCGGTGATGCTCAGTTGTTTGCGCTTACCGGGAACGACGTAACATTGTCGCTGGCAAGTGCTGGAAACTTAGAGCTTCCAGTAAGTGCAGGCGCTTTTGCTCTTACTGGCAATGCAGTGTCCCTGCCACGGACATGGGCCTTAAGTGCTGACATTGGCAATTTTGTTGGAACGGGCCAACCCGATCTACTGCTAAAGCAGTCCCTAATTGTTCCTGAGGTCAAAACTTTTGTATTAACAGGGAACGACGCAACAACGGCTGATTTTGAAAGCCTAAATACAAGCACCGAATCTTTGGTGCTGACTGGCTTAAACGTAAATCTACAAAAAGCTGGAACGGCACTAGAGGTTGAAGTTGAAGCTGTAGCCTTTGCCTTATCAGGAAAATCAGTCACACTGCAAAGGCAGTATGTATTGACTGCCCAAGCAGCTAGATTCCGCTTAAGATTTGGCGCTAGGCGCAGGGTAGTTTTTCTTTTTTAAGAGATCGACATGGACTCAAGAAAGTATTCCAACTGGCGGCGCGTAAAGGAAGCCCTAGAGAAAGCCAACAAGACAGACTGCCTATTTTACAAACGTGCCGTGGCAATTTTATCTGGTAGGCCAGACCCTTTAGACTTGAAATAATTCAGCTAGGGTTCGTGATTGAAATTTACGCCGCAATTCTAGGCGCATCTATAGGCGTTGCTGGGATGAGCTTTTCTGGGTTTACCAGACGTAGCAGCGAAAGTCGTGAAGCAGTTATCCGCCTCACAGCTGGCGTTGAATCCATCGCAACAAAGCTTGAAGACCTGCACCAAGACATGAAGGCAGAAAAAGTTCAAGCCACTGCTGACCGACGGGAAATCTACGAGCGCCTTAACGACCACGGAAACCGCATCACTGCTTTGGAATACAAAAGCCCACAAGGCTAGTATTAGAGAAAGTTCTGGACTCCATGAATCTCGAAGAAATCCTTAGTCACCCTGCTTTTTGGGTTGTCGTCGCTGCAGCATCAGAACTTATCGGCATGAGCAAGCTAAAAGACAACAGCATCATTCAAATGCTGTTTACTGCGATTCGCAGCCTCAAGTCCACAAAAAAGGGTTGATACCCCCTGATGGCCGTTGGATCGCCTTGTTTAGCACCCGCTCTTTATGGAGCAGACTCCACGCGGCCATTCAAGGGCGTAAGTTTTACGCAACGCTGCCCAAAAAACTAGACCAAGCTGAAGAGAACTGGCACGTAACGCAACCTGCTGCAGTACCACCTCCCCAGCGCCTTGACGACTTGCACCTTCGCGCACCATGGCATGAGTCCAAACACTCCGGTTCACCTGAGTGATCTATTTCGCTACTACCGGAAACTGCCTCACCAGAGTGCTGCGTTAGTAGAGCTTGAGGCCGCAATCTTAAAAGTACAGCCAGACATCCTTAACCGTAACCAGCCCTGGTACGGAACATGGATTTCGGCTGTAAACGACAAAAGTTACGGCGCGGCGGTGGAGCTTATTAAAGAATTTGAAGGTTGTCATTTAACTTCATATTTGTGTCCTGCTGGCGTACCAACGATTGGCTATGGGAACACCCGATATCCCGAAGGCTTAGCCGTGAGGCTAGGCGAAAGTATTACCCAGCAAAGAGCAGAAGAAATGTTGACTTTAGAGATACAACGCATTGCAGAAATTCTTGAAGCCAACATACCGTTTTGGGAGAGTATGCGTTCCAATCAAAAATCAACATTAATTAGCTTTGCTTTTAACGTTGGAGCGTACTTCTACGGCCTCCCAGGGTTTAAAACAATCAGCCGCGCATTAGAAAACCGCGAATGGAGTCGAGTACCCGATGCTTTATTACTTTATCGAAACCCTGGATCGCATTTTGAGGTAGGATTACGCCGCCGTCGCATAGAAGAGGGCCGCGTCTGGTCAACACCGTAGTTTTCCCGGCGTTACCATACAAATAGCTGCAAGTCAAATAGGTTGTTGCAGTCTATTGAGCGGTGGTAGTGGACCACCAGATCGACGGGACTGAGCTGATATCCCGTAAAAAAGCCAAGGTGCGCTTTCGTGACCATATCTTGCAGCAATGGAATTACTGCTGCGCCTATTGCGCCGAACCGCTGGGCAAGAACGCAACGTTAGATCATGTAGTCCCAAAATGGAAAGGCGGTATAACAGAACAACGCAATTTAGTAGGCTGCTGTTTTTCCTGCAATAGCCAGAAATCAGGCCAAGACTGGCAGGAATGGTACAGAGAGCGTGACTACTGGAACGAAGCCCGCGAAGCCCGCATTTCCGAATGGACAGAACAGTGAAGCCCTAGTCAGTTAGACGAGTTGCGGTATATGTGTTCTAACTGATTTGCCACTGGAATACTATCGCCTATGGGCATTCCATCGAAAGGATCGTTAGCGATAAAAAGCAACGGGCCGTCCATTTCTTTAACGGCGAGCATACCAATGCGCGGACTACGCACCAATACGTGCAGAGCTACGCGCTCAAACCAGTTTAAGAAGATGACTTTCATGGGTTTAGTGTAGGAAAAACGGCCTGGTACACCGTTGGAAAGCACTGCTTAAACACGTCTGCACACTGGAACGCGATCTGCCGGTGTTCCAGCTGTGTATCGTTATCAGCCCGCAACTGGATGTAATGCACCCAAGACCTTAAAGTCCCCTGCATGTAAAGGGTGGTAGGAGTACAGAGTGGCAGGATACGTCTAGCCGTCTCCTTGGCAACGCCCCGTTCCAATAGGGTGTCATAAAACAAAAAGGCATCAGCAATGATGCGACCAGCACCTGCTTGGAAGTCTTCCTGATGTTTTGGGTGTAGGTCACTAATGCTGTTCTGCCGATTTTTAAAATCCTGTCGCCGAAAATAAGGTACTTCGGCTGGCTGTGTTTTGCTGTATCGAGTAGAGAACTCCTGGAACGAAAAGGACCGATGCCGTAATATCTGAGCGGCAATATCACGTTCTGTGTCAATTTGGACGCACATATTGGCCATCTCAAATGGTGACCAATGCTTGTGTTTCGCAAGGTACCTAAGCAGCCCTGGTCCGGTTTCCCAGTTGTCTTCGTTGGACGGGTTACTAACACGCGCCATACGCACGATCAGCTTTTCAGCGTCTGGGGTTGCCCAGACCAATTCAACATTGCTCATGAATAAAGCGCAGAGATCAAACGTGTCACCACACTTCTCTTAGCGTGGTAGTGGGTTTGGCAGTAAATGTGGTTTTCAGCCACTGGAATTTCTACTGAGTACAGAAGTGTGGAACATACACCGCATTTTTTAACCCGTGTAGTCGCTACTTCGTGTGAACTACGGGTGCTTATAGTTCTTAAGACGCCTCTACCTGAGGCACCGCAATTAGGGCACTCCACTATAAAGGCCCGCAGGTGCCAAGTTTTGCAAGCACATGAAGCTTCCTTAGGGCTTTGTGGCATCTTTGCCTTACACGTTCTCTAGACATACCCAAGTCTTTTGACACCTTTATGTAGGTCTGCGGCTCACCACCATCAAAAGCAAATACACGTTCCACGATGGTACGATCCACGGGGTTTAAGGTCGTCAAAAGCCTGTCTACCGTATCACTGCAAAAAAGGTTATCAAGCTTTTCCATAGGGTGCTCACCATCACTAATAAGCTCAAGCAGGGTGTGGTCAGAATCTAGTCCACGTGCAACTTTATCCAAGCTAATGCAGTCTTCACTGCGCTCCAGGTATTCCCGCAATCGCTTAGGGGATGTAGCACAGTATTCTGCGCTTTCCTCTAAGGTGGGTGGCCTGCCATGCGAAAGCTCAAATTGAGGTGCCCACTGGCGCAGCTTTGCCAGTATTTCCCCGGCATGGGACGGAATGCGAATCATCCGGTCGTGGTAACTCAGGTAACGACTAATGGACTGCCTAACCCACCAATAGACGTATGTGGATAAAGCGTAACCACGCTCTGGGTCGAACTTTTTGATGCCGTGGGCAAGCCCGATGTTCCCTTCCTGCACAATGTCGAACATTTCTGTGCGCCTGGAACGCATTGTGTAACGTTTTGCAATAGAGACCACAAGTCTTAGGTTGCAGTTGATGAGCTTTTGATATGCCCGCTTACCTGTCTTAATTTCTCTTTCGGTAGGGTTTTCAGATGTAACCCAAACCTGCACTTGCCGTGCCAGCAGAATTTCCTGCTCTTTGTTTAAGAGCGGATACCGAACTATGTCTTTCAGATACTCACTAAAGCCGTCCATCAGTAAGAAACTTCCACAATGCTTGGTACGCAACCGATGCTGTCTTCAAGGCTACGCGCCACTTGACCGGCCTTTTCAATAGTCACATAAGAGCAGGCGTCTTCTGCTTTATCTGTCAAGCGAATACCGTTGTTTTTAGGGGAGTTTGCATAGTAGGCTGCAAGATACAAAGTTTGCGCTCCGTGTGTTGTCTTAAGTGCGTAGCGAGTCATCGGCTAGTAAGTAGTAAACCCAAAAAGAGTAGCACAGTACAAAGCCCCTATTTGAAATCTTCAGAAGCTTTACGTGACTTAATACGGCCTTCAACACGCTTACGCACCGAAGCACGCCAAACAGCTTCATCTTTAGCAACTGCCTCGTTATAAATCGCAGAAGGGTACTCGCGTTCCAGTGTTTTGTAGACCGCGTTACGAACCCAAGCTGTGGGACGTACGGCGGCTTTTTCAGCTAGGTCAAACAGCAACTTTGCCCTATGAGGGTCAAGAAGTATTTGCATATATGTCTTATTTCCGTGCCAAATTGCCATCAAGTGGTAGCCCAGTAGGTTTTAGTCTAGCATTGTGCTACCAAAGAAGTGCGTTATCAACATGCTTACGCCAGCCAGTCTGCTGATCCTTACGAGCTTTTGTGCGTTGTTTACGGCAGCCCCGCCTTATTTCCCTAGCACCCTCAAGGAAATTGGCTGCGCGGAGCAAATCTGCAGTACTGGCACGCGCTATTTCGTACTGCAAGAACTTCATAACTATCTGCCGCCCTGTCTCCGGTGGCATAGGCAGCATCCATCACTTCCGCAAGACTACGGTAACAACCTGTTCCCTGAGGGGTACGGAAGGACCACCCGCTAAGCGTTCGATAGATGCTGACCATGCTGCGCTACTTCCTAGTGAATTTCAGACCAACGCTTTCCTACAGAAGGTTCAGCTAGAGGCGGAATATCTCCCAGCCACTTAGCTTCGGCGCTTTCCATTACTTGTTTTAGCTGGTCCGCCCACTGCTGTGCCTTATCTTCACGAACAAGTAAGAGAATTTCATCATGGATACAAGCTGCAATTTTTACTTCCTGTTCATTAGCTTCAAGAACCTTTGGCCAGAGGTTGCCTAAGGCGCACTTAAGGATGGCTGCGCCAGCTCCTTGAATTGGAGTGTTGCACCTTACCGTAAGGCGGTTCATGTCACCTGGCAGAAAGCGCCGCATATCAGAGCCTGGGATACGAATTTCGGCCCACCGGTTACTTGCTGTCTTTGATGCGTCTGCAGCATTCTGGTTTTGCCACTGCTTCACACCTGCATAAGTGCTCAACCATTGGTTACGAATTGTTGCAGCGGCCTCAACCGTCATGGTGACACCAGAGCTAGCAGCGTAATTACGCAAGCCTTTAGCGCCTGACCCATACAGCAAACCAAAATTGGCGCTTTTTGCAATTTGGCGAGTGCAGCCGATTGCCTCAGCGGTAACCGTGTGAAGGTCTTCACCAGCCTGGAACGCCTTGGTCATTTTTTCATCCTGCGCCACTGCTGCAGCGAGTCGAAGTTCCATCTGACCAAAATCCGCATCCACAAGTAGCCAACCATCAGGAGCCTCAACACATTGCCGAAACTCTGTATCACGGGGAATTTGCTGGTTGTTGGGTTTGATGCAGGACATACGGCCTGACTCCGCTCCAAGCTGGAGGTAGCTGGCACGTACAAAGCCATCCGGGTCCATTTTTTCGAGGATCCCTTCAGCCATTTGACGACGCTTTTCACTTTTCTTCCATGCCAAATAGGTCTGTATGACATGGTGGTCCGCAGCGTAATCCTGAAGTGCTGCCCTACTAGCACTAGGCTTACCTGTTTTATTGTCCTTTGGCACTGCCCCCAGAAGTGCTGTGAACTTTTCTAACAATTGCTTGGGACTACTTAAGTTAAAGCCTGCTTCTAGCTTGGTCCCACGGCGAGCATCACCCGTAGCTTTCGGCCTGAGGTTAAACGTTTGCGGCGCCGTTTCAATCTGTTCAATTTCCGCATACCACTTTTCGTAGTCTGAGTCGTCGTGCCCCATTTGCGTGACAAGGTCTCGAAGTTTTGAAAGTCTTTGAGTATTTGCTGCTTCTCTTGGGAGCTTATGTTCCGCCGGAAGCGCATTATCAAGTTCCCGTAAAAAGTCTCTACCGAGCGCATGAATGTCGTGTTGGTAATCATTACAAAGCTGCTCAAGACTGGTACGGTTCCAAGGAAGCCCGGTACGCCACATCTGGGCCATAGCGGGAAGTGCTCTGCACTCTAATGTATAAGCTTCAGACAGCCGTGCATTTTGTAGTGCTGCTGTAAGTGGATAGTCCAGCTGCAGCAACACCTCAACATCTTTAGCGGCATAGACCAACTGGTCTCGACTTAAGACTGGAACGCTCCAATCAGACCGCTGCTGTTCCTTGTCGAGTTCAATTTTGAGAACACGTTTGGCCACATGGGCTAGACCGTGCCTGAGGTTAGGCGTTCCATTGTGGTGGAGCTTACTGGCAAGCATGGTGCAACCAACCCGGCCACGTACATAGATGCCATATTCCTGCAACCAACCAAGATCAAACACTGCATTGTGCGCTAACCAGTAACGCTCACCATTGGTGAAAAACAGGCGTAATTTTTCCCAACCATCTGCATCTAGTTCAAAGCAGTCAATGATGACGATAGTTTTACTAACTTCGCATCCCAGCTGGATTAAACGGAGTTTGCCTATTTCAGGCTGTAGCTGGAGCGTTTCAGTATCGAAGGCGATAGAAATGGATGTCGAGATCTTCTGCAGATGCTCGACACCGAAAAACAAGTTGTAGTCAGACATGGGTGGTCTTCAAAGAAGTGTGTATTCAGGAAGTGGGCCTGTCCATTCGGACTCGTGTTGGCCTTCGGGACTGTACCATCCGCTGTCGTCTATACGCCAGCCAGCTGTGCAACGCTTAAGCGCCTTGTAATTTTCCCAAACAGGTTCTTCAGGGAAAGGGTTTCCGTAGTCGTGTTCCCAGTCATGCTCACTGATGCCGGTGGGTGTATACCAGCCACCTTCGTCAGCTTCCCAGCCTTCTGCGCTACGCATTTTCCAGAGCTTGTCTTCGTCGGCCATAGCGCGATCAACTTGAGCAGCGTTCACAGCGTAGTTATCGAACCAGGCCGCAACCCGAAGGTTGTAATCTGCGGCCTCATTTTGTAAGTAGCTTGGAACGTTCTTAAGTTTTACGCTTGCAAAGGTGCTGGTGTCAAATGGGTGTGTAGACATAATTAAAGAGGAAAAGTTTCGTAAGAGGTTTGCAAGAGGCTTTTGATAATCACCTCTAGCTCTGCAACCCTATCATTGGAGTCAAGGTCGCAGACAATTGGGACTTCAGCTGTAAACCATTTGTAACCACAGGCCGGACATTTGCGGCCTCTAACCACGCTTGCTTCAAAACGAGGTTTAGTTTGAGTGACCCAGCGGTCACCTTTTTGTGGTGACCGATTGCAGTTAGGACAGTTCATGCGAGAGGATCGTCATAAGGGTCAAGTTCAAATTCTGAAATCAGGCGGCATAAGTACCACTTGGCTTTGCGGAGGTCTTCAAGGCCATTTTTCTGGCGATACCTCCAGATGTATTTGATGCAATTGCCGCGCAGATAACCAAAAAATTCTTCGGTTGTCATTGCGGCCTTGATCGCTTCAATACACTCCACGCCGCTACTGCTTTGGTAGTGCGCTGGAGCGTTGACAGGATCAGTCATCATGAGTCCTCCATTTGGTTGAATATGTCAATCAGTTCTTGGTCGCCTGATTCTGTGACTAGTCGTTGAAGTTTTTTGGCTGGAGACTCTACAAGTTGCCACCCCCCACTTGAGATGGTGCCTCGGACATCGCCCCAGATGTCACCACGGACATCGCCGTGGACACCGCCACGGACGTTGCCATGAACATCGCCCCAGACGTCACATTTGACGTCGCGAACTTGCCATCCCATGAAACCCTCGTAACAAAAACTAACAAGCTTTAGGGCTTCTTCAAGTGTGATTTGTTTCATTAGTTGTCCTCTGTGTCAAAAGTAATTGGGGGAATGACACACCAGTCGGTAATCCAGGGCAACATGCGTAGCACCTGTTCCCGTGTTGGTGCGTTTGCATGGTCTAGTGGTTCGTCCCAAAGAATGACTGCTTGACAGTGTGCAGAGTCAAACTCAGGTGGATCTAGGTGTGTTGCAGGTAAGACCTGAACAGCATCATCAACAATGGCCTGAACAAACAGGGCATCTGAACCTTTGGTGTAGCTGTAGCTGATTAGTTGAGCGTGGGCCATGGTGGGGCTCCGAACGACTTGCTTACAGTAGCACACTATGTCAGATGTGCCGTAATGCTGGGGAAGAACTCATGTGCGTAGGTGCTCATGACACTGGCATCAATACCGGAATTGAGCGCAATCTCTATGTCGCGTTCCAAGCGGCAGAAATCTTCAGGCGTGTCGTGATACAAATTTTCACAAACACTGATAGGCAACAAGTCCGTTACATACGCCGTATACCGCACAATTGCTAAATAGGGCGTCGGTCCTTTTAGCTCGTAGTACGTGATGGTGGCCCATTCTTGCATTGGACCGCAGTACCTGACACCAGTCTGGCTCAGGAACCAATCATTGAGCATAATGTAGTAGTGAGCATTTTTACGATGGATCCAAACCGTGAATTTGTCTACGAGCGGTACGCCCGTAAAATCTCCAGCTGTGAAGACACGAAGGAACTGCAAGAGTTGACCTGCAAGTTCCTCCGCCTCTACTTAACGCAACAGGAAGTAGTGGAAGGTCTGATCAAAAAGGGCTGGCTACCCGATTTACCCGATGACTCTGACATGGGCTAATCGTTCTCTACCGGCACGACTCGCATTTTTATTGGCCGCAACCTGCAAAGCCGTTTGCTTAAAGCAGGCTTGCTTTGTTTCTATAGGAATAGCTTTAAGGAGCTTTTGCATTTTAAAAACAAAAAACTCCTCGTCTTCACTGGCCTTTTCGTCGGTTATGTGGGACGACTGAACTCCGTTGCATAGAGCACTAACCATCCAGAAGGAAAAAGCAGGTGATTCCAACAGATCCCTTAACAGGATGTTTTCAGAAGCTGCAAGAACCTTTTCGGGCAGATCAAATGTAGGCATGAGTGTAAGTAGGTTTACTAGAGTAGTGGCCCGTCAGAATCCTACACGAAGTCCTCGTCAAAGTCACCAGCCAAGAATTTATTTATCAATTTCTTCAAAAAGTACGTCCTTTTCACATCTATATCATCCAATTTTGCATCCATACGCTCCACCAAATCCGCAGGCATGTTGCTCACGGTAAGGGTTTGTTTCTGTGCTGGTCCGGTCGTAAGTAACTGCAACTTTTTATTTTCGGACTTAAAAGTGTTAAAAGAACTAATGAGCGTACCAAACGCTTTGTTGTCGTACTTTGTAGATGGTTGCTGAGCAAGCACCCTAATCGTAGTGCCAGGCTCAATACTGGCAATAGTTTCCTGTTGCTGCTGAAGTGGCATATCGCTATGACAATAACATCGCATACTTGTAGCAGGGTTATTTAAACGATCATATATTTGTGCCGAAGGGTTAATAATCGTACCTTCAATAAACGGGCGTTTATTACTATCAGCAGCGGCAAAAGTTACACAAACTTCAACAGGCAGGCTGTCTGCGTATCTACCCACTTTGAAATTAAGTTCGGTTTCTTGTGACAGCATGCAAGAGCGGGTAACGCCCTCACATACTACACAGACAAACCTAGATCAGTCGGACCACTTGTTCCAGGCCGCGTCCATCAGGGCGTCCGATTCCTCCTTGGTACGGTCCATCTCCTTCGCGCGGGGATATTGCCCTGAGTGTCCAGTATGGGCAGAGTCCGCACCATCACTGGGTTCTGAGGGTGGACACCCCCCTATGTCAGCTGCAATGTGTCCAGTCTCAGTATCCGCACCTAAATCTAGGGTGGACACCTCTTCTTTTTCTGAGGTGCTGTCCACCCTGAGATCCGTTCCACTGGAAGGATTCTTCTTGGGTGGACACACATATGCAACCTCTCCACACGCGAGAACAGCCTGGTACGCCTTTTTTCCGTACCTACCAGTTCCAGGAATCTCAGAAATCAGACCACGCTTCACCAGCCGTTGGAGCGACTTCTGAATGGCGGCAGTTTTTCCGCCCACTACTGGATCGGAATTGAGGTCTGTATTGGAAAAGGCGCGGGGGTAAGCAACACGAAGCCGCTGGAGCACCTTGTCAGTGACGCTGGAAGGCGATGTATTGCTGTCATCGACCTCTGGGGTGAAATCAGCCACAGAGAAGCTCAGGTCTTTCTCCTGGCGCATGATGAGCGCAGTACCGGAGCGACCGAACCGCGATTTTTCAATGGTGATGATTCGGCTGTCCGCTAAAGCGGGACTTTTTTCCATTTCGTCCTTGCTGGGCTTACGCAGTGAAAGTGTGCTATCCACAGCATCCCGAATGGCAGAGGTGCCACGGAAACCGCCCTGCTTATTGGCGTGGTGAATGATCAGGATGGTTGTTGCAGGGAACAGCACCCCGTTATTTCTGGTCAGCCAATACAACGGAGTTGCAAAGTCACTCTTGTTTTCATCAAATGCCCTACCACCAGAGCAGCCGATCAGCGAGTCAATAACAACAAGCTTGGGCTGGACCTTTTCCATCAGCTTGATGAACTGGGCATAACGCTGGAGCGACCAATCGGTAAGCAACTTGGTGTTGGAGTCCAGCGGATACTCAACCTCTTCCAGCTGCTCTTTGAGCTGTAGAAGCGGCTGGTCACCATTCAGGAGCAGCACAGAGCCTTGCTGGACTGGAACGTGTCTGCCACGGACCACAAAGGGTGCTCCAGTAGCGATGTGCTTTGCCAGCGTCCAGGCAAACATGGACTTGCCATCACCGCCAGCGCCGTAGATCAAAGCAACGGAAGGATGCGGAAGTACATCAGGGATCAGGTATTCGCGCTGACCCTCTAAATCTTGGAGCGCAGACACATCCATAAGCCCCTTAGCGCCTTCAAACTGAATCTGATCAACGATTAGTTTTTCGAGTGCAAATTGGTCGCGGTAACCAGCATCAAGGGCCAAGCTATTGAGCTTGAAGTTCATTTCAGCGGGGTTATCCAGCTCCAAATAGGAACGAGCCTTTTCGATTACTTCCTCAAAGGACAGCGAAACCCGTTGATAGAGAACAGGCTTGGCCTCCACTTCATCAACAACTGCGCCGCAGCCATCACGGGTGAAGCGTGCCCGTTCTGGGTCGTAATGATCAGCCAGCCGAATAAGGCTCCCAAAGGCCAGACCACCGTTGGCCTTGAAGCCATTTTCCCAGCGACTTAGACAAGGATCTTTGCCATCAGCCCAGTCATCTTCGTATTCAGAATCCTGGAGCGACCATTCACGCCACAGGTTGAGACCTTCGTCACCAGGCAGGTCGGACTGGAGCATTGCCCCGATCTGCCACCAGAGCTGTTCAGAGCCGCGTCCTTGTGGCTGAATGACTGACAAACAGGACTGAGCAATGGCGATCCGTTCTTCGGTGGAACGCATTCGCCAGCGGCCATCACGGACCGATTTAGTGACTTTTTTGTCGTTCTTGGCCTTGAACGACTGCTTCATTCGCTCTAGAAGCCACCCAGGAGCCTCTGGAACAGCGTTTAGGTCACCTTCAAGCGTATATGTACCACCAGCGGGATAGGCACCGTTTAGAAGCCCTTGACGGCCCCAGAGCACTTCCCAACCTTCACCGCTACCGGCAAGGCTTATGTCCGATACCTCAGTCCAAAGTTCGGATGGAACGGTAAACAGGAACTTTGCAGCCGCTTTCTTGGGCGATGTAATGCGTGGAGCCTTGGCTAAGTCTTTGCCCCACTTGGCCTCAACAGCGCCGAGGTTGGCATCAACGTCAAGGACGACCAGCCCTTCAGAGCGTGGTCCTGTAAAAACACCAACAGCCTGGAACTTTTCGGGTTCACGTTCAATGACCATCGCCGTGGCTTCGGGCGACATCTTGTCGTGGTGCGCCCTACCAAGCGGATTTTTGCCGCAGGCTTCACCGCCTTTTGGCATTGGAACGCCTTTTTTGTAGATAGGCGCTGTTGCCCACTGGTTCGGCAAAGACCGAACAAACGACAGCAGATTCATTTGCTAAACTCATACAGGGAGACATGGACATGCGCCCTAGAGTCTTACCAAATCTGGGGCGCTTTTCATTGTAGCGGAGCTGTCCACCCTCATCAATGTGCTATATTGGCCAAGCACCGGGCAGTTCTAGCCCACAGCTAAAGCCATTTAATGAGTTTCCTAAAGAACAAAGAGGCCGTTGCAGGCGGCGCAGGCGGCGGTTATCTAAACCCCAGCAAAATCCAGGCAGGCAGCCAAGTTCGTTTTGCGCTACTCGCCGAAGAGCCACTCGAATTTTATGAGTGCTGGGGCGAAGCTTCAGACGGCACCGTAAGGCCCTTCCGTTTTCTTGACGATCCATCACCTGCGGATGTTGAGCAAGAAATGGGACCAGGCTATTCACGCCGGATGAACCGTGAAGGTACTGGACCGGAACCCGTTAAATTCGCCATTGCTGTGCCCTGCTACAGCCACGAGTCAAGAACCATTCAGGTTCTGAGCATCACCCAGAAGAGCATCATCAAGGAATTTGACAGTCTTTCTCAAATGGAAGACTACGAAAACCTGATGGAATGGGACTTTGTTCTGAGCAAGGAAGGCTCAGGACTAAACACGGAGTACACACTGCGGCCTGTACCCCGTAAGTCCAGCCAAGCGGTGCTGGATAAAGCGTGGGACGCAGCATTAAAGGCTGGTTTTGACATTACCAGGCT